CCGTTGCCATAATCGCCGCGCATAACAGCTTTCACAACCTTTTTCAATCCTTTAATAGATTTTGTAGCTGTTTCTGCTGTATCAGCTATCTGGTCTGTCGTTTTAAAGAATAAATTTGCTCGATCAGCATATGCGTACCAAACGCTAAAATCAAAAGAATCCAAAAATTTCGCAACCGCATCAGCAGCGCGTGTTAATCCATCATTTAAGATCGTAATTAACGGATTTAATGCTTTTCTGAAACCATTAACCACGTCAATTAATTTTACAAGTACTTTCCTGGCATTTTCCAATTGCACCGTGTAAAAGTCTGCACCGATTCTTGAAAGAGCTGCTTTTACATTCGAAAGTGCACCTGTAAAGGTATTATTAGCAGCTTTTGCGTGCTCACCAAATGCCTGATCCATGGCATATGAAAATGTCTTAAAGTCAATTTCGCCATCGGATACCATTTCACGGATTTCAGCCTCTGTAGTATTAAGCTGAGTTGCTAAAGCCGCTGCAGCATTTAAACCTCTAGATGACATCTGAAGCAACTGTTCGCTCATTAAGCGGCCATTACCAGCAACAGTAGTAAATATGTTAGCAATATCATCATATTCACTATTCGTCATGGCAGCCAAACCAGAAATGCCTCGTAAAGCCGCTTTCATATCGTCACCAGCTGCAACGTTTGATGCTGCTAACTGAGAAGCGGCCTTTGCAGCAGAATCCAAACCATAAGCAGTTCCAGATACTGCATAATCCATATCTTCATAAAGAAGTTCCCAAGATTTGCCAAGACCTTCAATCTGAAACTTTGCCTGTTCAAGATTTAATGCTCTTTGTTTACCTCCAGACTTAATAAGTCCAATAGTCGTGCTGTAGGCTTTTTTACCAGCGCTCATGATAGTGTTGGTGATGTTGGTAATAGCAGCAGCACCTGCAATACCCATAGCAGAGAATCTATAATTAACGGTATCAATAGCCTTCTGTAATCCCTTAAAGTCTATATCGTTAGCTTGCGTCTCTACTTTTTTAAATGAATCTTCTGCTCCAGAAAAATCTAAACTAGCCTTGAGTTTATCGAGGCTACTAATTGATTGGCTAATACCACGCTCAAACTTTTGGTTGTCAAAGTCCATTGATACGACTTTGTTATCAATCTGTTGACTCATGCCTTAGTAACCTCCTCCCACATTTCTTTTGCAATTTCTTCAAACACATTTACCATTGCCGGATTAATATAATCTCGTCCTTCGACCCAAGCCCCTTGTCGTGTACCATGACCGTACTGAATTAGAATCGCAATGTTATTTCCGTCGTTTGTGTTTGAATTATACCATTCTATTGAAGCCCTACCGTGACTTCGTTTTATCTCATAACTCCATGATTCTGATGTGAGGCCTGTTCTTTTAGGTGTAGCTTCACGCAAAGCATCTACGCCCATCTGCCCCCATTCATCAAACCGACCTTTATTAAACAGCTCTTTCATACGTTCGAAGAAACCGTCAACTTTAGACCAGTCGCCTTTTACCGTTAACTTGATTGGCATAAATATCCACTATCCTTTCGAATGGAGTTTTGCCCTTCTCGCTTTATTTAGGCTTGAATATTTCTGTAATTGCTGTCCATATGACATTTTCTTCTCAGGCTGATTCTTAGCATTACAAACTTCCACAAGAGCTAATAAACGACTTAAATGCCATTTCTCTGTTGGTTGGAATGGAATCTGATAACAAGTCAGCCAATAATATATCAATTCAGAAGTAAGTCGTTCGCCACCCATATGTTTGCTTTTCGCATTACCCACCTTTGTAACAGTGGTTGCTGTCTGTGGTGTCGAAATATAATTCTGAATTTTAATTACCTGTTCTTTTGTCAAACCAAGATAAGCAATAGGATCTACTCCAGAATTGATTGTCATGCATCGAAAGTAATCAAGCTCCTCGGCGTATGTCTTAGGAGTTTTATCGTCAATGTAAGATTTACAATACTTCGATTCCCATTTTGAAATTGAGAGTAAGGAATGCTCAAGACGTAAAGTTACTGGACGATCGAGTGTAATAAACCTTTCTTGCGCTTCATCATAAGCTTCAAATGGGTTGATCGTTATCTCAAGCATCCCTTATCATCTCCTTTACTATTACTGGTTGTTATCTTCAACAACCTTAGCCGTACTATTGACGGTATCTACCTTATTTGCATTGTTATTGGCCTGCTGACGCTGTGCAAGGATCTCCTTGACACGTTCAACATTCGGCTTATCGCGATCGCCCTGCTTCTGGGCCTCTTCCTGCGGTACAATATTGTTAACGAAATTAATTGCTTTATCTGTATCAGTAAGCAATTCCATGAAAAACTGATCATATGCTGCAGACTGCATGAAAGCGTCAGAGATTTCCTTACTCTTAACGAATCTCTCACCATCAGCAGTCTTCTCGCCATATGCAGCCAAGATAATCTTCTCAAATGCATCAACGATTTCGGGTGAATCATTTGCATTGACGATCTTCTCCAAATAAGTCGTCAAGCCACCCGGTGTCTTTAACTCCAGTTTCATAAGATCTGACTTTGATAAAGCAAAGTAAAACGTTCTGGTCTTCTGTACTCCATTGTAATCTGTGTATGTAATTTCTTCTTTATGCATTGTCCACATTTCCTCCTTTAATCAAAAATTAAGAGGCCCCCGTTTAAAGGAGCCTCTCAAAGGTGTAATGAAAAATGATGTTATTTAACCCTCTGCGGAAGCAGAAGAAGATCCAGCAAAGATGCCATATACTTCATCCGGAAGCGGCAGATAACCGTCCTTTGTATCTGTACCATAGAGAATGTCCTCAAGCGTTGCTAATGCTGCTAACCCAGCTTCATCAAGCTTGGTGCTGTCAATGGTTACAATAGAAGTCGGCTCTGCATCAGCAATAGCAGTAACATCAACCGGTGTAGTTGTGAACTCCCAAGAGAACTCAACTGCTTCCGGGCTATCGTTAACTGTGCTGTAAGCCTTCTCAGACGGAGAAACAGTAGCTCCGTACACAAGGTGCAGCTTGTAGCCATGCTTGTCAAGCTCGGTATCATTACCTACAATTGTTCTGTAGGAAAGGCCAAACATCTGACGTGTCTGCTGATTGATTACAATGCCTTTTACGAGTTCCTTCTGGCCATCGCACTCTTCCCACTCATCCGGATAAGTGTAAGCAGTGATCGTACCACCAAACTCTTCCTTGGAACGAAGAGCAAGGTATTTAATATCATCAGCATAAAGTGCAGTCTCTTCTGCACCAGACGGAGACTCTGTAACTCCTGTAAGACCGTTCCAAGCTACAGCCTTTGAGTAATGGCTGCCTTCTCCTGCTACATCGTTCTTCTGGAACGGATAAAGAACACCCTTCTTTGTACCGGTTTCATACAATCTTTCGCCGGTCTGATCCCATACTAATTTAGCCATAATATTTCCTCCTTTAGAAATATAATGAAAAACTATCGTGATACAAATTATCAGCCGTATAATGCCGATCAAAACTACAATAATCTAAATTAAGAAGTTGTTCGAACATGTCGTTTTCTTCTGGCTTTTTTGTGATTAATGTTAGTTCATACTGCACTCCATACCCATATACCTTATCATTAGCACGTTTCTTATTCAAGTTACCGCGCCTATAAATAATGCATGGGTATTTTATCTGCTGACCCGTTGGTGGCTCGTAATACACGGTTGGACATATTTCGGCCAAAACGGTGTGAACATGTTTACGTCGATCTTCAAGAGTCAGTGCTGTTTCCGACGCCATTATACACACCTCCCAACGTTAGATAAACGCGAGGCCTTTCAACCTCAACATCTGTGATTTTCCAATACTGGTTCATCCAAACTAAATAACGGAGTTCACCAAGATGATCAAATATAAATGGATCGGCAACAATACTAATTCTTTGCGAGATTTGAAGATCGTCATTTAAGTATTCCCTTGAGCTCCATCGTCTACTTGGATTACCCATTACTTCACCGAAGTAATTTCTTTCGATGATTTTCTCTTGGGATACACCATATTCATCTGTCTCCAAGATTGCATATCCAACTGCTCCATAATATTTCATCTCAGTGACCCTCCATTATTCCATTTTGATTTTTACAATCAGCCTGCAGCTTCAGTAGAGCCAGATCCAGACGGAACTGTCATTTCAAGAGCAATTGCAGAATACGGCTTAATAAGTGCACCTGAGAGACGAGTCTCGATCAGATAAGCATACTTATTGAAATCGATGTCGAAGTCATCGAACAGGGAAACTGCGCCACCCTTGTCTGCACCTACATTGTAGTCGTTAAGGTTAACGATAATGCCCATAAGCTGCTTTGTAACGGTAACACCGTTAACAGTTGTTTCACGAGTCAGGTTCATAAGAGACTCAGATGTAACGATTCTGCTTACACGCATTGCAGCTGCAAGTTCATCATTTGTCTTGTACAGGCGATGGCCGATCGTATCCTCTGCAAGAAGTGCGTTTGTCAGCCACTCTTCTGTCGTGAAGAGAGTCGGATTGCCAGAACCCTTGTAGTTAATACGTCCCTTAACAGCAGCCTTAACGAAGTTCTTTGCAGTCTCCTCGTCATCAGATCCAGTTGTTACATCCTGCTTAATCGTATAGAAGTCATCATCTGTCCAAATCGGACGAATGTTCTCTTCTTTGATCTTCTGCTCAGAAGAAATAGCACGTCCATCACCAACAAGGATAGCACGAGCGATTTCCTCGTCCAGCTTTCCGCGCATTTCCTGCTTAATCCACGCTACTGCATCAAAGTCAGTAATGTCGATGATGTCATCACGATCGATCTTCTGAAGCTTGTAAACCGTAATCGGTGTTGTTACTCTCTTGATGAGCGGGAAGATCTCCTCGATTTTCTGCTTTCCTTTAATGTATCCCTTTGCACGTGCATCATCAGCTGTGATGTCTGCGAATACAGACTTAACGCGAGCAAACGGTGTATGATGTACACCATTCATAACAACCGGAACCCAAGACTGATCTCTGTCAACAAAGCCCGGTACCTTCTCTACGGCCTGTGCATCCGGGAAAAGATAGGAAATCTGCTGGTTGCCATCTTCGTCAAACTCCTGGCCTACAGAATGCTGTAAAAATGAATCCTTAAGAGATCCCTTTACTCTTAAAGCATCCTGAATGATCATCTCCTGATCTGCATGACTGAGGTAATTTGCGCTATCCTCATAATCTGTGTCAAAAATGTTGTGTTTCATGGATTCATCCTCCTCATAAAACTCTTCATCCTCAGTGTTTTCATATTCGTCTTCATCGTCGTATTCGTATTCTTCATCGTCGTCAAGTTCATACTCAACGTCATCATAATACGCATAGTCATCCTCATCGGAATGAGACATCTCTTCTTCGGCTGATTCTTCACCAGCTTTTAATGCTTCGCCGATCAATGCATACATAACCTTTTTCTGATCGTCATCCATTGTATCAATGACATCCTGAACGGTTCTGTCTTCATCGGCTGTATTTGTCTGTTTTGCCATATCGTTCTCCTCCGTTTTGGCTTGTTTAGCCTGTTCTTCAGCATGCTGAATCGGCTCTTCTTCACTCGGAATTTCAATCTTATCATCATTAAAGATGACTGCTTCGGAATCTGAAAATTCCCCATGCATCATGACTTCCTCGATTCTAGCACCAGGATTTGCACCGGCAAGTACGAGACTAACTTCACGAATAGCACCATGAAGTACATCCCCACCATGCTGTGACAAATGGTTTGCATAAATAGAAAGAGCGGTGATATCGCCATGACGAACCTGAGATCTAACGGCCTTTGCTGTCGGTGTATCGTTCAGATAGCAATAACAATATACGCCTTCATTTCTATTTTCGAGTAATGCATGGCCAAGTACATTTAATGGATCATTGTGATCATGGTTATACACCAAAGGCACAACGGTACCATCATTATCCTTGAATGCATCTTTACGAATAGTCCGACCGTCAGCGCACAACATGTTATTACGCGTTGCCCAACCGGAAAAGTCATAATTGTCACTCATTTTGGTTTTTCCTCCTTTCCGTTTATTTAATACCCAGCGTTACGAAGAATTTGGGCATCTGATAATTTTGTGCTCGGATGCGCTCTCTTGTACTGAGCAATAATAGATCTCTGTGCTCTAACAGTATTATCTTTAATAGTCTTTCTACCAGTTGCAGTAGCTGATCTTAGAACAGCAGCTTCAGCAGCCCTAGGATTACCGCTTGCTACGCCTTGAACAGCTCTTCTGGCAAAGGTAGAATTAGTAGCTTTCTTGGAACTGGTGTTCTTACTATTTCCAGCAATTGCGCTAGCTCCAGAAGATCCGCTATTATACGAATCGATCGCTCTTCGTCTAGCTTCTTTTTTACCCTGCGGAGTATTCTGATAAATTGCTCGTCCAGCATTGTATGCGGCTTGTGAGCCAGCTTTCTTAGCATTAGAAACTGACTGTCTTGCGACCTTATTTACTGTGGATACAGCTTTCTTTGCCGCAGCTGTAGCCTGAGCTGCCTGTCTGTTAGCATTGTTATAATGCTGTGTTACGGAATTAGCGGCGTTTCTACTAACCGCAGAAGCTGCTTTCTTTGCTGCAGCGGTAGCCTGAGCTGCCTGTCTGTTAGCATTATTGTAATGCTGAGTAACAGAATTAGCGGCGTTTCTGCTAACCTTAGAAGCTGCCTTCTTTGCCGCAGCGGTAGCCTGAGTTGCCTGTCTGTTAGCATTATTGTAATGCTGAGTAACAGAATTAGAGGCGTTTCTGCTAACCTTAGAAGCTGCCTTCTTTGCCGCAGCGGTAGCCTGAGCTGCCTGTCTGTTAGCATTATTGTAATG